AAATCAATTGTGCCATCGTCATCTTGATAGGTTGCAGTAATGTTTGTTTCAGTATTGCTGCTAAACATAGCACCTACTGTATCTTGTACAAATTCTGTTAGAGTTTTACTTCCAATAAATAATTCAGTAGATATTTTTACTTTGTCAGATGCTATCTGCAAATCAGATGCAGTTCCATCTCCATCAAACAAAGTTCTTAATGTCCCATCTATACCACCAGTTTCTCCAGTATGTATTAGTTGGACAAATCCCTGGTTTACAGGTGTGTTTCCTAAATTAGTATTACTACTCAATGTCTAATTCCTTATATAAATCTTTGTCTTTCATTCGTTTATGACCTCTACCTATGTCATCAGAAAATATGGTAGGGTTTCCAATAAGTCTTTTTAATTTGTTAGGTTGATCACAATCAAGATTACCAACTTCGGAACAATCTGTGTATTTTTCAGCAGACATTGGTTGATTTACTTCAAATTCTTTTCCACACTCGCATTTATAATCGTATAATGGCATCTAAATCTCCTTCAAATTACTTTTTAATGGCAATATAGGGCTAACCGAAATTAGCCCCATATTTAACCGATTTTCACTTATCCTAAATTATGGATTTGTGAAGTTCACAACACCTAATGATGTTGAGTTAGCAGCATGTGATAATGCTGCACCAAATAGTACATCTGCTACAACAGAAGTTGCTAAGTGGTCAATATCATAAGATGATTGAACTCTTGGTGCTAACTGTTGTGCAAAGTAAACACTATTTCTGTTAAAGATCGTTGCAGTTTCATCATTTGAACCACCATCATCGTCCCAATCTGTGCTTGGATATACTTCTAATCCATAAGCATTGATGATTCTTCCTGAAGCAAGAGGATTTTCAGCATCTCCTCTTTTTTGTGCTTCTGTGAAGTCACCTAATGATAGTAATGACATATAAGCTGCAGGTGAACAATAGAAGTAGTGTTCTCCATCAGTATAGTCAAATCCTGCATCAAGCAGTTTCTGTAAACCAGTTCTAATTAATGCAGTTGTAAATACATTGTCAGAACTTAAAGCAGTATCATTACCTGAAGCAGATTGTAAAATATCTACTGCTAAGTAATTTTCTACTTTTTTAGCTAAAGCATAACCCATTGATTTTGCATAAGCACCAAATAAGTCAGCAGATTCTTGAACTCTTACAATGTCCTCGATTCTTTTAGCTTCGTAGTGATGTTGATCTACTGTTAATTGTATTACACCATCTGTGTTGTTAGTATATGTTACTGCTGATCCTGCAGATTTAGCTGCAGCAGTTTCTTCAGTAACCTTAGGTATATTTAGAATGTCCCCACCATCTGCTAACATACTTGAAAAGTCAAGAACTTGATTTCTTAACTGAAATTGTCTTTCAGCATAGTCAAGAATCGCATCTCTCCACATTTCAGGAATAAAATTAGCAGCTGTAGTTGTTGTTACATTTCCATCAGCCATTTTATTTACTCTCCTTTTAAAGTTTAATTTCTATATCCATCTACAATCTGTTTCCAAAGTTTAGGGTTCCTTCTTGCTTCTTGTTTGTCTTTATCGGACAAATCAGACCATTTGCTATTTGTAGCAAACTTACCACTTGAAGTAACCTCTTTGGCATCAGATATTTGCACTTTTTTATTTCCCAATCTTTCAATGTGCTTTTCCAACTTTAATGTTGGCAGGTCTGTATAGATTTCTTGATCTTCATCTGAAAGTTGGGACAGCAGATGTTCTCGTCTTTGTTTTTCTTGAATTTCAAACTGTTCAACAACTGGTTTCAGTTTTTCGTTTTCAGCTTTTACATTCTCATACAAAGATTTAAACTCCTCTTTTTCTTCAAGCTGTTTTTGCTCTTGAAGTTTGAGGTTTTCTTTAAGTTCCTTCAACTCAGCTTCTGCTGCTTGGCTTCTTTGTCTGTATTTCTTGCTTTCTGCAATTAAACTACCGACTTCTGATTGATTATCAGTATTTTCCTGTGTAGGAGTTTCTGCTACTGCTTGTTCTTCTACTTTTACATTTTCTTCGGACATTCTGCCCTCCTTATTTTATTATCGTTGTTTTGGATACATACTTTTTAATGTTTCTATCCAAAAGTTCTTTGCCGAATCTGTCGGCTATAAATTCTTTATTCTTATTAGACAAATCGTAGATGTCATATCCTCTTTTCTGATTGCCTAATACTATTTCTCCCCTATCATAAGTAATGATTGCAGTATCAGTTTTCCCTGATCCTCTCATACCTCTTAAAGTTCTACCAGTTAATCTCATATTGACAAAAGAGGTTTGTGTGTCGGTTGATTGGTTTCTGAATGCTTTTAATTTACCATTTCTTCCTTGCATACTGTTTGCTTTGTATTTTTTATAAGTATCGCTTTTGTATGAAAATCCACTTCTTCCATTTTGAAACTTACCTTTACTTGCATCTAAAGTAATTTTATCAATAGCATCTTGTGCTAATTTTGACATTACTTTTGAATTAGGTTTGACTACTTGGTCTAATCTCATACTCTAACCCAATCATGTCTGCAATTATATCCTCCTCTATTTGAAAAGCTAACATACCCTAAAGCATCTATTTCTTTTCTTGTAAGAGGTGGAAGTTTTAATGCTCTTTGACATACTTCCCTTGTTTTATTATCACTTGCACCAATGTATTGAAACTTAATTTCAGGAAACTCCTCAAATGCTTTTGCTCTTGAAGCATTACTAAATCTTGAAAAAGCATCGTTAATCAAGAAAGAAGTTTCACTTGAACTAATAAAAGTTCCTACACCAAATGTAGAATTAATATTATTCATAATCTGAATATTGCTTTCTCCTGTAATTATACCTCTTAACATAGCAGTCTTTAATTGGTCTGAATATTGTCTTACTCCATTTGTCAAATAAGTCATTTCAAAGTTCTTCAACTCTTTTAATGCTTCAATACTTGCAACTGATACTTGTCCTAACTCTCTTTTAGAAAGTTCTGCAAATACTTTTGCAATTTCATTATCAAAGGTTTTACCAACTCTATTGATTAGTTTACCATATCCCAACTTATCCATTTCATCAAAGAAGTCTATCTGTTTAGCAATCTGCATTAGTTCAGTATCAGATAGAGTTCCTAATCCTGCTACCAGGTTATCCAATTTGTCAATTAACTGTTGTTGGATATTTTGTATTTCTTTATTGTAGAAATCTAAATTAGCCAACTTGTTCACCTATTCTATCTATGATAGATTGTGTTTCATCTGCTTGTTGAGGTTGTTCTTGGTCTATTTGATCTACGATACCTTGTATTTCTTCCTCTTGCAAGTCAGGGTTTTTCTTTCTTAAATAAGATTGTCTTGTTTCTAAATCATTTGCAAATGCCCAAGTGTAGTATGCTATTTCTTCATCTTGACTCATAGGCACTTCTCTTTCAGCAAAGTCTATACTAAACTGATCCCCAAGATTAATATTAGCAGATACTTCTAATATTCTTTTTGCAATTCTAAATTGTTCTTTTTCAAATGGTCTATAAATTTGTTCTACATCACTTCGTAATGCGTCCATTAAATCTAATTGTGCCATTTTCTTTGATACTCCACTCTCACCTTGGTTTTGTGTCCAATTAATTCTGACGTTGTTTGCTTGTGCAACACTATCAACCATGTATCTTGTAGATTCTATCATAGCCTGAACATTAGCATTTGGAGTTCTATAACCGAAGTCTGCACCTTCAGGTAATACAATAGCTTTGTCTTGTCCAGTAGATATTCTTTGTTCAGTATCAAGACCTGTAAAGACTGGTTGTCCTAATTGGAATCTACCATGCAAAGCAAGTTCGGTAAGCATAATGTTTACACTTCTCATACCATTGACCAAATCAGTAGCACCTTCTCTAAAGAAATCTCTTGTGAATGGGTGTCTATGTGCTATGTTAAATGGTAGTATATCTCCATAAGGGTTTCTATCCCCTTCTACAATAGAAGTAATCTTACCTCTACTACTAATCATAAAGTGTTTGCCTTCCATATCTTCTGTGTCTTTTGACCAAAACATGTATTGTGCATCTTCTGTTCTTGCTTGAAGTTGAGATTCTGCTTGATACATAATAGCAAAAGGTTCATCTTCATTTGGTCTAAAGAATGGAACAAAGAAATGAATAGGTCTATACTTTAGTTTCTTTTCGTTATCGTCCCAATGAGTGTATAATGCTTCTGTACCTAATAGATAGGTAAGCTGCTCAAATTGTTTCATAAAGGAATCTAAGTCCCCTATAACCTCATTGTAATTATCATTAAATCGTACTGGTGCTTGTTGATATACTAATGCCCTACGACTTATAATGTTTCTCACAAGATTAATATACATTGGTGGGATTTGTGAAAGAGAATCACTATCAAAGAATTGTTGAATATCTTGTTCCAGGTTAATGCCTTCAAAGTAATCAAGCTGTCTTTCTCTTTCTTTCATTTGGTTGTCATAACCTTCTTGTATTGTGTCCATAAGAAGATCATACAACATCTTTTCTGTCAAATTATAAATTATCATGATTCAAACCTTTTGTAAAATTTTTGTTCTTGGGTTTCCATAAACCTATCTTGGAAATCCCTTATTAGTTCTTTATTTAATTGTTCTTCTTTTACACTTAATCGGTGTCCCCAGTATATAGCAAAGAACACACTCAACAACACCCCTATACAAAATCCAAGACTAAACTCTACCATTCTATTGAAACTCCTTGTCCTTTGAATCCATATCGGTAATCAATAGGATAACATAAAGCATCTAAGAAGTGTGATAAGGTTTCTGTCTTTAGTATCTGTCCATTCTCCATTGTGCATAATTCTAAATCACGAATTAAGTTCTTACAATTAGGGTTGATAAAGAGTTTATTGAAACCTCTTGCATCTTCTAACATTCTATTTAAAGCATTCAAACGATCCTTTTGTGTAGGATTTGCTTTCTTGCTTATAACAGTAAACCCAGCTTCTTGTAAGATTCTATGGTCTGATTTAGTGCTATTGCTTGTTCTTGCTTTACCAGCAGGATCAGGATATACTGGCAATCCTCTACCTTTTTCTTGCATCATCTTTGATAACTCAAAAGTATTAGAGTTCTGTAATCCAATCTCGTCAAATACATAGACTTCACCTGCTGTATTTTCACACATAAGGATAGCAGTCATATAACTTGCTACCCCAAAGTCCACACCCCAAAACATTCTTGAACTTTTTTCCATTACTTTACAATGTATATCTCTACTAAAATTGTAAGCACATCTATTAGCTGCTGTAAGAAATGATGCTAAGTATTCTTGGTCAAAAGTTCTTTTATCTAAATTCTTTTTGGCATTCTCTATTTCTTCTTCTGAAATAAAACCACCTTCTAATGTAGTAAACTGCCAGGACTTGTAATCACTATTCGTAGATTGTCCTTTGACATATAAATCGTAAAAATGATTTAACCCACTTGGAGTACCAACAAATAAAGCTGTTCCTTGTGTTTCTGCCAAAGTAGGTTGTATAATCTCTCCCCAAACATTTTCTTTCATAAAAGCATATTCGTCCATAACTACCATTGTTGTAGATACCCCTCGTAATGAGTCAGGCTTGTCTGCCCCTTTGAGTTCAATCTTTGCACCATTGTCAAGTGTAATAGATAGTTCAGTTTCATTAATAGATACTTGCTTACCTGCAAACACATCTTTGAGGATTGACCAAGATACCATTTTAGCTTGTCTATAAGTAGGAAATATGATCCACCTTCTTTCATTAGGCTTAAAAGGTTTTGATAATAAGTATAAAATAGAAAAGAAACTTTTACCCCACCTTCTTCCACATGATAAGATTTTGTATCTTGTCTTGTCGTTAAGGATTTCTTTCCTTGTGGCATCAATCGTCCAATCCATCTATATCAAATACCTTAATCGGTTCATCTGAAATATCTTTTATCCCTATGCTTTGACTTGGTTTACCCAAGATTCTATCTGCCAAAAAGTTCACAGCAGTCATATTTCCACTTAATGCTTCTTGATATACTGTGTTTACTACACTTTCTAACATAGTCTTTTTACTCTTACCTAATGGTTGATTAGCTATTTCTCTTATATGATCATTCAATGCAAAGTCTTTTGGTGGTCTGCCTTTAGGATTGCCTGATTGTCCTTTAACCCAACCTTTTCCAGTTATTCCACCTTTTAACTTTTTATCGTTGTTCTTTGGTTGTTTATCAACCTTTATATTTTTTGTTTTGACTGCAGCCAAACTAATCACCCCACTATTTGAAGGTTATGTTCGTTATTAAAACGAAAGGGAAGGTGTTACCCTTCTACTATATAGGGTAAAAAGACTACAAGAAACCCTTAGTAAAGTCTTATAAATGCTTGTAAGTGTTGATATTGTTGAGAAAGATTTTTTTTTGAGGACTACAAAAAACCCCTAATTAAAGGGGTTTTCTGCACTTAACTGATATTAAGAGGTAGTACAATTATTTTCTACGTAATAAATGCTTTACTAATGTGGCTTGTTTGGATAGTTTTTTGATGGCTCGGTTATAGTATGTTTTACAAGCCGATTCTGATATTCTTAAATTAAATGCTATATCTGCAAAAGGTTTCTTATATATGGTTCTATCATAAAAGCATTGATACTCTTGTTCTGATAGTTCTCTACCTGCTATTACACCAGTTAAGACATATTTAAGTTCATATAGTATTTGTTGCTGTTCTTTTTCTACTTCGTCAATGAGGTCTTGATATGATCTTGCTGTGTTTTCAATGTTGTTCTTCATTGTATCCATGTTCTTTGGCTGTTTTAACTAATGTAGATACAGGTATGCTCTTTTTGTATTTATAACAATATAATTCAAGGTTGTCTTGCAAAGTAGGCATTAGTTCACCAATAGCAGATACATATTCTATTTGGTGTACGTCATTTACTTTTAAGTAAACTAATACACTATTAAGTTCTGATACTTTCATTAAAAACCCTCCTGTAATTCAGGAAAGTGTTGATCTAAACCCTTTTCTCTTAGTCTTTGTATGATTCTTTTATGTGTTGCTACGTTTTCTTTAAGTTCTTTATATTGAAATCTTAGCCAATCTTTTAGTAAGTATTGATGATCCTCAACTTTTATCATACCCATTTTATCTTGAATTATTTTAGGTATTTCACCCTTATATCCATTACAATAAAATTGTATAGCTTCTTCGTCAAGTTCAAAGAATCCATCATGGGTGCAACTTGTACTTATATAATACCATAATACTTTTTCTTGTGCAGTTAGTTTTCTAAACCAACTCTTATTGTTAATGTCAGCGTCTAAAAATCTTTTTCTCATCTTTTATTCTCCTGAATTTTTAGTAATAGTTTAAACATCTTCCAACCCCAATTCAAGTCTTTAATCTTGTATTTGTGTTCTTCATATACTCCTTTTTCTTCTTTATCTAATTTTAGAAGTATTGCACCTTTGATTTTATGATCAAGATTTTCTTGGATTAGTTGTCTATATGCACCTAATTGAATTAAAAATTCATCATATACTCCTGAACTGGTTTTCCAATCACATATTACTAACTTACCATTGACTTCACATACTGCATCAAATGTTCCACCAAATTGATATTTTTCTGATACTAATTTTAATTCAGTTTCATGGAATGTTACATTGTTGTTTGCA